GCATCTTCATTTACTAGTGATAATCTTGATTCTTTAGTAGCAATTACTTCGTCAATAGCAGCAATTTGTGCTTCTAAAGTAGTAATTTTACCAGCAGCTTCAATTTCCGCTAATTTAGAGTCAATAGTTTCTTTTTTCATTTTTTTCTTCTCTATTTTTTCTCCTTTTTTAACTCCGGCTCCAAATGCATCTTGTTCGCCTTTATCTTTTTTATCTACGTCTTTAGCACCTTTATCATCACGTTGGAATTCATCATATGATTCTTCTAATTCAGAATTTCCTTCTAATACATCCATTACTACTGCATTTTGAATAGCAGACATAGAATGTGGGTGACCAGTAGTAACAACACCACCAAGTGATTCTTTAACTAATGTTTTTAGTTTATCAGAATACCCACTTTCTTTATGTTTACCAGATACTTCTTCGCTTTTCATTTCTTCGAGTCCAAGACCTTCAACTCCGAATGCAGCGTTTTTCTTATAATGCAATTGATCCTTAGCTAAATTTTTAGCTACGATTTCTTTAATTTCTTCAATTGTTTTATCTGGGTTTTGTTTAGCTTCAAAGTAGATACCTTCTTGTACCTCTACTCCGATTTGATTATCTAATGATTTAACATCAGTATAATCGTAGGCAGCAGTTTCTGCTTCTTCTACCTCTTTAGTAGCTTTTTTCTCTACAGCTTTAGCTTCTTCAGCTAAGAAAGTAGCAAATTTATCTTCCCAATTTTCAGTAGGACGAGCTTCAATAGTATTAATTGCTTGAAGTTCAACTACACCACCTAAAGACTCAGCAATTACGCTTCTGTTTTTTAGAATTTTAGTAGTTTCTTCAAACGTAGCTGCGTTTGTGATCATGTTTGGAAATTTGGCTTTAGCCTCTTTAAGGAAAATATTTTTACTTCCTTTTCCTTCTTGGATTAAGTTGTACTGTTCTTGGAGAGTTTTCATGTTATTGGTCTTGTGTGAGTAATTCTTCTATATCGTTAAAATAATCATTTATCATATCTGTTCCATAAACTACAGAATAACTTTTTGGGTTTTCTCTATAGTATTTTTGGGTCGATAATTTACCTTGACGTAGTTTTTTACGCAAAGTATCTAATCTTTTTTCTAATTCATCAAAATCCTGAATACGTTGTTGTTGAAATATTTCAACATTGTTTTCAGCTTCAGTTAATTTATACTTATACATATTATCCTTTTCCATAACTTGCTTATAAGTTATAGCTTTTGATGGTCTATTTGGTATAGATGGCGCTAATTTATATCCAAATTTCTTTAAAATATATTTAGTTGCACCATTTTGTTTTTTTTTCCTTTTTTACTAAATGCTTTTGGTGTTGCATATTGAGCACCAGTTCCAGGAGTAAATGTAGCGCCACCTGAATTAGTCATTGATGCTTCATTAGCAACTTTTTTATAAGAATCAGGATAATTTTTTCTAATATGAGTACGATAACGATTAAATTCTGCTTTTATTTTAGCAGCTATATCGTCTACTACTTTATCATCAGTTTTTTTAATCTAATTGTGCAATAGCCTGCCTTAATTCATCAAATTCTTTAAATACAGAATCAAATGCTGGGACGTAATTAACATCCCAACTAATAGCGCCAGTTGTAGGATCAATACCTTTAACAGTGGTTTTTATACCTTTATCTGTTTTAGTATCCCCTACCTTAAACGGTTCTTCTTTTAATTTGTATTTATAGTTTGTCATTTGCTACCTTAATCTCTTTAATTAGCTCATAATATTGTAACAAATCAACTAAATTATCATTTGACACTTTATTATTTTTATCTAATTCAGTAAGAAGTTTAGAGATTTCTTGTACTTTTACTTGAGTAGCTTTATCTTTAATATTTTTTGCTTCTTTATTTAAGGAAGATTTTAATTCTTCAATTTTAGTATTATAAAATTCTCTTAAACTAGGAGTTGAATCTATAGCATTAATAAATTCTTTAAGAACTTGCTTTTGTTCATTAGATAAATCTTGGTATTTACTATTAAACTTTTCAAGAAGTACTTGATAAGTTAATATTCTTAAATCTTTATCGTACGTTTGAAATTCTTTAAGTATATCTTCTTTTACTTCTTTAGTCTTAACATTTTGTTTAGTTAAATATTCTAAAAGATTTACTTTATTATTTACTAATTGGTCAGTATCGGTTATATCCTTAGTATTATACCCCTCAATCAAAGTATATAAAGAAGCTAATTCTTTATAATTTTTAATATTAGTTCCAAAAAACTCATCTAAATTATATTTAGTTTTAATCTCGGAAATTAAATTATATTTTTGTTTTCTTAAAGAGGTACGATTAAATTTTTGAGAGGTTTCTAAAATAGTACTAATAACTACATTAGCTCTACCTTCATTTAAAACCTTAGATTTTATAACCGATTCGTATAGTTTATATTCACGGCCTAATTCGCTCTTAACAAAATACTTTTTAATTAAATCAATAGCTGGTGAATCAGTACCTTTTAAAGTATCAGCTGTAGCTTGTCTAACTAATAGCTCAAACAGGATACCTGTATTTTTGTACTTTGAGTGTTTAATCTTCATCAAAAAATATATTTATTTATAAATATGTGGAGGATACTACTCCTTTAATTGTTTTTCATCCAATAAAGATTCACCTTTTTGGTCTTCTTCAAATACTAAACGCTTTTTTGGTATTTTCTTAAACATATCTTTATTCTGTAGATAAACACTTTGTGCTGTCTCTAAAGTTAAAGCATTGCGGTTTGTATCTGTTTTACTATTATTAGCATCATTCTTATCAGTGTCTTTCATACGTTTAACACCTAAACGATCTTTTCCAAAATTACCATCTTGGGTATTAGTTTTAACAATAGAATCTTGTGGACGTCCTAATTCAGAATCCTTATTATAACCATCAGGAACGTTACCCGGGTCAGAATATGATCTTCCTTTACCATATAAAGAAGCTAAATCATGGGGTGTACCATATGATTTACCAGTTTCAATAGGATCATTACCTTCTTCTTCAATTTGATTTAATCTAAAGTTACGCTTAGCATCTTCTCTAGTTAAATCTCTATATTCATCATATTGATCTTCACTTAAGTTGTAAATATTATCATAAATCCAGTCAGTAGGTACAAGTTTTTGATCAAGTAACGCCTGAGATAATTCTGCTTTGGATTTTAATAATTCAACTTTTTCTTGTTCAAATATAATAGATGGGGTAGTTAATGTAATTTCAAAATTAGTTAAGCTTTCATCTGTATACCCTTGAGTATATAGATGTACTAAAGCAATTTTGTTTAATTCCGATAACATAATACGTTGAATACGTTCAACTGTACGAGCGAATCTAATATCTTCAGCGGCTAGTGTAGCTTTACCTTCAATATCTTCTTCATATCCCATAAATGCTTTTGGTACTTTAAGAGCAGCAAATAATTTTTCTCTTAAATATTCTACATCTCTAATACCATCATAATCTAATCCTTTAGTAGTATCAATACGAGTTGATGTATCATTACCACGTACTGGAATATAGAAATCTTCCATCATGTTTTGCATGTTATACTTTAGATTATATTCACCTGTTTTTTGGTCAATATAAGGAGTACGTTTCATGTTTGTGATGGTTTTCTGCATAAATGCATCTACCTCGTTTGGTGGAATAGATCCAACATTAATATAATGTATACGTTTTTCAGGTGCGCGAGCAATTCTATGAATTAACATCGCATCTTCCATTAATGTATATTGTTTAAATAATTTACGAGCAGGCTCTAAATATGCTCTACCATAAGGTAAATAATTAGTATCAGCTAATAATCTAAAGTGAGCCATTTCATAGTTATCAAAATGTATACCACCATTTTGTTTTTGTTGGTTTGGCATAGTATACATTCCTGAACTTGGGTTAGCTAAACCATCAGGTGAATATAAAAATCTTACATCAGCTGGATTTTCAGGATTATATCCTTCTTCTCTTGATATATGATATGCTGTATAAGGTATAACATTATAAACTCCAAATTTTTCTGCAATTTCTAATTTTAAAAAGAAATCACCATACTTACACATTTGTCTAGTCCATGACCATAAATTAAATTCGATATTTAATACGTCATAAAATAGATTGTATAATATTTTTTGTATGTCTTCATTTGCACTTCTAATTTGAAGTACTTCACCCATGTCATTTTTTAAAGTAGATTCATCCGCTATAATATCTAAGGCTGAAGCGATAATAGCATCTTGATCCATTGTATCATATTCTGAATATAATTGTGGTCTAAGATATTGGTAGTTCATGTTGAACTGTTGACCATACAATGAAGTTGGATTAGTAGAGTATATTCTATTATATCTATCTACTAATGAATTAGTTTCTAATTCACCTGTAGCTTGAATTTTACTACTATCTGTTACTTTAAGTTGATTACCTCCTACATTTCGTACTATTACGTCAGTAGAAAATAATCTTTGTAGTCTTGAAAATATGCC